TTTAAGATACTGTCACGACTGCGCTGAACCAGGCGCTGTATGCGGTGGTCGCGGACTGTGGGCAGCTTGCCTTGACTACGGTGTCGTTGAGTCTCGGCAGTGCAGTGATGTTGAGTGTCTCGGTCTGCGGCTCGATGCTGGCCTCCTTGGTGGCGCCAGCTACGTCCGGACGGCTTGCGATGCACCTGAAGAGTGCGTGCCTGGTGGCCTTGTCGTCGCCCTCGAACTGGAACAGGAGCGCGAACTCCTTCGATGCCACGTTGGCGTGCTCGATGAAGACGCCGGCGCTGTTCGTGGTCTCAGCGAGGACTGCGGTCTTGAAGCTATCCGGCAGGAGTGCCACTTCAAGCGTGCCGCTGTAGCCGTTGTTGGACTCGGAGACGAAGTATTCGACGTTGTCCGCGTAGAATACGTTGCGCTCTCCTTCGGCAGACAGAGAGAGGTTGACGCCTCCGGGTATCTGCACCGGGGACGCATAGGTCAGGGCTCCGCCCGTGCCTGCGGTTGCGACCGCATAGTACACGTTCGAGAGGCCATACTTGATTTTGTTGCTCATCTTGTCTCCTAACTATCCTCACTCGCGGCCGTCTCCGGCTCGATGAGGATCTCCGTCTCGTAAAGTGTTTGGGACATATTCTCCGAGCCGATGAAGTCGGCCGTCTTCTCCCATACGAGACCAGCTTCATCCAGGACGGCTTCGAGTGCCGCCTCGGTGGCGAAGTCTCGTGGGTTGGCGTAGAGCTCTACGTTGAGCGCCTCCCTGCGTTTGTAGACCTTGTTGTCGGCCGCGATGTTGCGGCTGTTCGGCAGGTACCATACGAGGTACGGCAGCTCCGGCACGCCATGTTCAGGCCACTGGAGATATGTCACGGGAAGTCCGGCATCTGCCAGTACATCCTTGATGTCTGAGATTTTCATGAGGACTCCCTTCTAAGTGTTGTTGATTAACTGATCTGCAAGTGCATCGGTGAAGTTGTCGACGAACATCTCCGGGACCTTGTCATTGATCGGCGCGATGTGTGGGAACGCCCGGGTTCTGCCTCCGTTGCGCTTGGCGTGTCCGAACTCCAACAGATGAGTCAGCTGTCCTTCGGTCTTGTTATAAATAACAGCCGAGGCGGACAGCCTCTTGCTTGTCATCTTGCGAGTCCAGCCCTTGCTGTACGTCTTGTCGTTAAACCCGAAGTCTCCTGTCTTGAGCTCCTTGACGACCTGCTTCGCGGTCTTTTCGACTGCGGTGCGGACGCACGCTTCGGCCTCCCAGCCGAACTTGTCCAGGAGGCTCTGCACTTCCGAGCGCAGGTCTTTGGGGTCAATTTTCATGAGATACCACCTGCCGGTTGTCTCGTCCCCTGCTTGCGCTGGACGTAGAGCTCGATGGTGTCGTTGCGGCCCATGTACGTCCGGTAGATCGAGAACACGCTGCCGTTGTAGACCAGCTCCTTCTCGTCTGCGTAGTCGAACACGTTCATGGTCATCCGGAACTCCGGGTTGAGCCCTATTCGACCGCCCTCCATCCATTCGCTCTGCGAGACGCTTGTGACGTTGGCGTAGACCATTCGCCGGCTGAGGGTCGGCTGCAGTACACCGAAGTCGTCCTCCTGGTTGTATTCAGTTATCAGGTAGATCGGTGTCGAGCGGTCCATGTCATACCTCCCAGGTCGTATAGCCGGTCGCGGTCCCCAGCTGAGCCTTCTGCTCGTCGTAGCTGCGCTTGAGCCTGTCGTACTCGTCCGGCTCACCGAAGTTGAGCTTGACGTATGTCGTGACGGCCTGCAGGATGACGGGATCCTCGAGGTCGATGGTGGTGGCGCCTCCGAAGCCGAGGTCTATGACGGCCGCGTTGATGAGGTCCTTTATCTCCTCGTCGAAGACGTCGTTGACGATCCTCAGCGAGAGCTTGACCTTCGGCAGTATTGTTGCAGCAGTAGTTTCAGCCATTGACTTGTTCTCCTTGCTTTACCAAAAAGTCGATGTAGTCTTCCCAGTAGTTTCTGTCGATGATCGTGTGGCCGTAGTGGCCCAGGATGATGCGCGGATCGCAGATGATCTTGTAGCCGCATTTCCTTGCACGCCAACAGAAGCTCAGGTCTTCACCGGTGCCGTGGATGGGACTGAACATATTCCCGAACTGCTCCTGGACGTCCTTGAACGCCTTGGTCGGAGCGAGCACGCAGCCGAAGCCGCACGCCTGGACCTCGAATGGGTCCTCGGGGATCTCGTTGACTTCTTCCCATGCGCAGTTGCCCTTGGCATCGAAGTCGAGCTTCGAGTAAAGCACCGGCGCGTACGGCGGCCGCCTGCGGAAGTACATCGCCGTCAGGATGGTGTCGGCCCCGTATTCTTCGAGCAGCTTGTCCATGTGGACGAGCGTCCCGGTCGGGAATATCATGTCGCTGTCAAGCCAGAATATCTGGTCGACGTTTTGCTTGATGCCGCTGGCCGCCAGGTTGTTCCTGGCTGAATAGATCAGCGAGCTGATTTGTGTCGCCATCATGACCTTTCCCGGTTTTTCGAGCATAGCCAGCGACTGTGCGAAGAGCATCGGCACCATATCCATGCTCGGCACTGCGATCAATGTAGTCTTGTCCATGTCAGTCCCCCCTTTAGCACGAACTTACTAAGATATGTCGGCCCAGGCGAAGGCGTCGGGATCAACGACTGCGCCGTCGCAGAGAGCCATGGCCCTGTAGACGGTGGAGCCGGAACGGAACGCTACGCTCTGGTCGGCTTCGATTGCGATGCCCTCGCCGTAGTTGAAGACGTAGCCTTCACGGAGGGAACCGAAGATAACGTGGTCAGCGCTCTGAGTCTCAGCGGTGGAGCCGTTCTTGAACTTGGTGTTGTCGACGTTCGGGTCGAGGACGACTCTGTGTCCGAGCAGTCTATAATCCAGACCGTTCATGACTACGGCGCCGTTGGAGTCGTTGGCGAGCGGAACGACCTTGCCGAAGAAGGTCTTGGGGCTCATGATCCAGACTGCGGTGCGCTGATATGCGGTGCCCACGCCTGCCATGAAGCTGGCGAAGGTAGTAACGGATGCGGAGCTGATAGCGGTGCTTGCGCTGATGCCGCCCTGGCCGATGCCGGTGGGCTCAGTGGAGCCTGCTCCGTTGACGACTGCTGCGCAGATGGCAGCCTCCATCTTCTGTGCGAGCTTGTTGACAAGCCAGCCCTGGAAGGCCGGGATCGCCATGGCCTTGATGTCAGCGGTGATCTCGATGGTTTTGATCAGCTTCTTGGCGGTGAGTGCTACGGTGCCGATGACGTCAGCAGAGTCGGTGGATGCGGAGCTGATTGCTATCCAGCTGGCATCGTAGACTGTGGTGGCCTTCGGTACGGAGACGTAGCCGGGGATGTAGAGAGCATCGAGCTCAGCGATGAGCGGATTCTCCTGCAGTTTGCCGTAGATCTTGTTGAGAGTCTCGGTCGGGATGACGTTGGCAGCCACGGTCAGTGCGGTGCGCTCTTCAACGTCCATCGGGAGTCCCATCAGGGACTTGAGATACGCGTCGCGGTATTCGACGGTATCGGGTTTGAAGGTTCTTTCTTCCATCTTTTTCTCCTCAAATGTTTTAACTACGACGCCATTCTTGGTGGCGTCTTCTGCCTCGGCCTTGCGAGCCTCGGCCTGCTTGCGGAGCTCCTGTTTGCGCTCCTGAAGCGCCTGGGCTTCAGCTTTGAGTGCATCGAGGTCGGCTCCTTCGGTTTCCATTTCGGCGAGGACTTCAGCACTGCGCTGTTCTACCTCGTCGAACTGCATTTCGCGGATCTCCATTTAGAGCTCCTCCTTTTCGAGTAGTTTTCTAATCTCTGCCTTTTTGGCTTCTCTGGCTTCGCGCTCAAGTCTCTCCGCTTTTTCTGCCTCGATCACTCCGTCGAAGTAGTTGCGCGCTGAGATGTCAGTACCCGGATTAGCTGGGATACTGACAGCCGAGACGTCATAGACTTTAGCGATGCGGTCTATGATCCTCGTATGTGTTTCGCTGTCGTAGTGGTCGCTGTCCACGCTGAAAGCGAAGCTCATCTTGTTTATCAGGCCGGTCCGGATGTCCTCGTAAAGGTCCCGGCTGCCGGCAGTGGTCGACAGATCCGCCTGGATAGCCAGGCCGTGCCCGTCGACTCCGAGGTTGAGGGTGCCGTTGCTCTGGCGAGCGAAGACCCTGCCCTCGTGGTTGTACTGGAATATGACGTCGCTCATGTCGGCCTCGTCAAAAGCGGTCGGCTCGATGCGTTCCTTGTAGTCAACCCCGTCGTACCTCAGGAGAACGTACGGCTCGAAGGTCGAGGCGTAGCCCCTGACAGTGTAGGGCTCATTCTCCTGTGCCTGGAACGAGACCAGGCTCCTGTATTCTCTGTCAATTTTCACTGGCATCTTCATCCTCCTGCGGTTCGTCCGCTATCTTGTACTCGCCGCGCTTTATGGTCACGTCGCCGTCCGGGAGCGGTGCGAGGTTCCAGATGTCGCGGATCTCGTTTATTGTCATCAAGCCACGGTCTGCCATCTGGGCCGACACGTTCAGCTTGTCCTTGTTGCTCATGTACTGCAGCCGGTTGGCCGTCACGACCACTTCGGAGCCCCTGGAGCGCTCGCCGATCGTGAAGCAGACCTTCGTCAGGACCTCCGACAGCTGGATGGCGAAGGGCTCGATGGCGCCCTCATAGAACGCCGCCCACTCGTCGCCGGTCGCGATGTTCTGCAGGATCTTCTCGTTGACGCCGAAGTAGTTGAAGACGTTCGTCTGGATCAGCTTCTGCTGCTCAGCGTCCACCGTGTATGCCTGGCTCTTTATCTGCTGAATGTTCGAGTAGGTACTCGGGAACAGCAGCAGGCCGCCGGCGTTGGCATCGGACGCCAGGTTCTCGGTCGTGAAGCGTCTGCGCTCCTTGGCCAGGTCCTCAGGCTTGGCGAAGTTGCTCAGCTGAGCCATGAAACGGTAGGTCGACGCGTTCTTGATGGCCTCCTCGATGCCCTGGTTCTGTATTGCGATCAGGTTCATCGTGTTGTAGAGCGCGAGGTTGCTGTCGCCGAAGAAGTCCTGGCTGTACTGGAACTTCGTCATGATGCCGCACTCCGTCACCCGGATGGACGCCTGCTGTCCGTTCTGGAACGTGTACCTGATCCACGGCTCGTCTCCGGAGCGTACCAACTCGCACATACTCGGCAGAACCGGGTAGAAGCCCGTTATCTCTCCGAACTCTCCGAAGACTGGAACGATGAACGCGGTGTTCTGCATATCCAGGATGCTACTCAGCCTATAAAGGAACTGCGACCAGGTCATAAAGCCGTTCGGGCCCTGCTTCAGCAGAGTCTGCAGCCTTGGCTTGCCGGTTCCGGCCAGCTCCACCCTGAGCTTGCTGTTGTGTCTCGCCCTGGCGTCTATGGCCGAGCGGACGAGCTCGCTCTCATACAGCGAGCCGTTAAAGGTCGTGAAGGTCGGCATATAGGCCGTCAGTGTCCTCCACGGCCCCTGCCCCTCCGGTTGTCTTTTGGTACCAAAAATCTTTTCAAAGAGGCCCATGCTATTCTCCGTTTCTTAGCTGTTCGCCTATCTCTTGCCACCACTTCTGCCGGACGCAAAGCGCATCGAGCAGAGCGGCTGTTCCATCTATGTGAGCCCCGGCCGATACTTTGACCAGGCGCTTGCGCATCGTGTCCGCGTTTTGCTTCAGGGCCGAGTCCAGCAGATGGATCTTCAGGAGGTCGTTGTCTCCGATCGTGACCCTGCCGTCCTTGATGAGCCCCTCCATCTCGTCGATGACCGGGCTGAGGTTTTCGCCCTGGTAGACGTCGTCCATGTGGAACCCGTACTGCTGCATAGCCTGAGTCAGCTGCAGAGCGTTGTACCGGTCGTAGCCGATTTTCAGCGGATACAGCTGGTACTGCTCCACGAGCTCCCGGAACCACTCATAGCAGTCCGCGTAGTCGACAAAATTGTCCCCGGACTCGCTCAGGATGCCGCGCCGTATAAAGGCCCGGTACGGGACCCCGTCTCTTGCTGTCGCTTCGTCGATTTTCTCGGAAGGGAGCCAAAAATGGCAGAACGCGTATAATTGCTCCGCCTTTTGTATAACTATGCAGGCCGCCGTCAGGTCCGTCGTGCGTGACAGATCTATGCCGCCGACGCAGTAGCTGCTCCGGAAGTCCTCAAGCCGCAGAGGCGCTGAAATGCACTTCGCAACGTCCTGCGAGTTGAGCCAGGCCGTCGAGCTGTTCTGCTTGATGCAGCAGTATTTCGTCAGGAACTCGGCCTTCTTCGAGAGCGACCCTTCCGCGACCGCTATTTCTTCGAGCATATAGTCGACGCTGACCGAGACGCCCAGGTTCGGGTTCGCCTTCCGTAGCTCGTTGATGTCGTTCCACTTCTCGATGTCGTCTACGATGTAGAGGAACGGCAGGAGCTTCTGCTCCTTGCTCTCGCCCATTAAAAAACGAGTCGATCTCTTGACCAGCTCGTCATATATTCCATCGTTGATGTATCCGGATGTCGTGCAGCTGAGGAGCTGCCCCTCCGGCCTTGCACCCATGCCGGACTTCATGACCTCGTACTGTTTGAGGCCCTGATCACCCGGCCAGGCTGCCACCTCGTCGCAGATGCAGAGGCTCGGGTTGAAGCCGTCCGACTTCTGCGAAGAGAATGCGATCTTCTTCACTGTGCTGTTCGTCCCCGGTATCGACAGGTCTGTCTGCCGGTGCCTGGCGAGCATCGAGTCGTCTTGGGTCAGTCGACCCCGGCCGTCCGTCTGCTTGACCTCTTCTCGGAGCGCCTGCCATTCCGGGTCCAGCTGAGTCATCGTCCAGACGTCGTTATAGACCAGGTCGGCCTGCTCCAGCTTCGGAGCGATGCAGAAGACTCTGGCGCCGAAGCCGCCGTCCTGATGCCAGGTGTACTTCGCGGCGCTCGATGCCATCTTCGTCTTGCCGTTCTTCCGGCCGATGACAAGTAGGATCTCACGGAACTGCCGGAGTCCGTTCTTATCAACGAGTCCGTAGATCGCCGAGTAAAATGCCTTCTGCCAGACCTCGAGGCTGATGCTCCGAGGAGCCAGCGGACCCTCCGTATGAAAGCAGTGCTTTTCCATCCAGTCGATGGCGGCATTCGCCTTCTTTTGGTCGAAGAAGAAGTCCTTCCGCTCCAATCCCTTGATGATGTACTCATAGAGCAGCCGGATCCAGCGCCCCACGGTGTAGGTCCCGTCCTTGATTCCCTGATAATATGCAAAAATCCAGTTTGTTTCGGCCATATTCCCCCGATTGTGGCTTACTTCGCCGTATTCCCCATAGGATTATGCTATTCGGATG